CGCCAGTTGTCCAAGTAGTGACTTTAACAGGGTGTAGGCTAGTTGGTCAGTCGCATGGCCTGGGACCATGTTCACGCAAGTTCGAATCTTGTCACCCTGATAAAATATAAAGTACACAGGAGACACACTAGCTTCGGGAGCTAGAGAAGTTACAGTCAGAATGAGTCTGGCTGGATGGTGGAATTGCGATAATCAGAATGTAGCTCAGCTGGCAGAGCGCACCGTTCGGGGCGGTGAGGTCGGAGGATCATAACCTCTCATTCTGACTAAATATTTGGCATAGGAAGTTCCTATTAGCTCGTAGAGCATTTGATTGGTAATCAAAAGGTATTACTTCCCGCCAAAATTTTTTAGCTTCTGTAATTCAATGGTAAAATGCCGGTTTAGTAGTCCGGTTTTCTTGGTTCGAGTCCAGGTGGAAGCGTAAAATAAATATAATATGGATAAGCATAGATATACAGTTAATAGAGAACAATCAAACGCATATAATAATTGGCTTTGCCCGTTTTGTCAGAATATATTTAGAACAAGAAAACTTTTATATGAACATAAAAAACAATGTGATTTAAATAAAAATAAAATTACACAAAAATATATTATAGATGAAAATGGTAAAAGAAAATTAGCACCTGGAAGTTATGCATGGAATAAAGGATTAACTAAAGAATCAGATGAACGTATTAAAAAATGTTCTGAGACTTTTTCAAAACGTTATAAAGGAACCGATGAAGGAAAAATAATTTTTAGTCATCCACAATCTGAAGAGCATAAACAAAAAATGCGTGAGATTGCAACAGAAAGACATTGGGGTGGTTGGCATACATCAAAATCCATTGAATTTAATGGTATAAATTTAGATTCTAGTTATGAATTTGAAGTAGCAAATCAACTTAATGAAAATAAAATAAAATGGGAAAGACCAACTTATTTTATTTGGGAAGATGACAACGGAATAAAACATAGATATTATCCTGATTTTTATCTTCCAGAATATAATGTGTATCTTGATCCAAAAAATGATTATTTAATAAATAATAAATCTAAAAAATTTGGTATTACTGATGTTGAAAAAATAATGAAAGTTGAACAACAAAATGGAATACACATAATTATTTTAGATAAAGATAATTTAACATGGGAAAACATTAAACAAAAAATTTAATATTGCCTTTATAGTTCAATTGGTAAAACACCGGCTTTGTAACCCGGATTTCTTGGTTCGAACCCAGGTAGAGGCGCTAATAGGGTTGACAATAGTCAATCCTTTTTCTATATTAAAAAGAAAAAGGGAAAATAAATGTTTAAAAATATTGTCGATAAAATTGAACGTGCAGTTATTAATCATACAGTAAATCATGTTAAACCGAATTCAGTTGATTATTATAATGCAAATGGAGATCATTGTCGAATTAAAAACTATTTATTTAATAGTCAAAGTAGATTCAGCTATAATGACAAAGGTCAAGAAATTTTATCTATCTATGCTCATAACGGTAAAGTAATTGATTGCACTACTTTTGAGTATAATGAAAAGGGTGAAAGATCTAAATGTCATAGACGACGTTTTAATTATATTAATAATGAACGTATCTTAGAAAAGGATGATTTGTGGGTAGCAAATGACGATGATACTTGCACATCTACTATTAATGGAACTACTAAGGTTTATCCAAAACAAAAATTAGAACAAGTCAAAGATGAACATGGTAATGTAATTGAAGAAACACTTACTACACCATCAGAAAATAGTGTAAGTCATGCAGTAAATACTTATGATGGAAATAATAATCAAGTATTGCATGAATCTACAGAAACAGTTGGTGATAAAGTAAAGGATTTCTACAGAGAAATTAATCAATTTGATGATAAGAATAGGCGAGTAAAGCACATATTCTATATGGACACAGAATATGGCACTGAAAAGTCTACTGATATTACATATTTTTATTATGACGATAAGGATAGAGTAATTCGTACACATAATGAAAGTAATTACAATAAACCTGGTCCTTTACATACCGGTAATTTTAAGCATGACACATGGTATCGATATAATGATGAAGAAAATTCTGAACTTAGCTATAGTGACCATGGCAGTTGGCAATATAACTCTTATCAAAAAACAACTATCTTACCTGACGGTAGAAAGATGGTTGCACATTGGACCCTTCCGAACTGGATTGAAAAGTTGCGTCGATTCTTCAATGCATTTTAATTAAAAATAGGGGTTTACAAGACTAAAACAATTTACTATATTTAAATCCGTTAAAGCAAAGAATGTTCCTATTAATGACAATTGGTTTTTTGTAGTTTTACATTCCGCTTTAACACTTATGAGGCAAGTAGCTCAGTGGTAGAGCAACGGTATTTACGTTTCGTAGAAATGCAAAAAACGTTCCTATTCCATATCAAGGCGTGTGTCGTAGGTTCGAGTCCTACCTTGCCTCCGAAAAAAAATATTTTAAAGGGGTTTACAAAACAAAATCTTTTTACTATATTTTAAACATAAAAATTGATGCATCAAACAAACCCGGTGCAGCGCTGATGTAAAACTTTGGATGGGGTCCATTGGCTGGGTTTAAATTTTTGCAACAATAAATTAAAAAACAAAAACAGGAAAAAAATTTTTATATATAATATAAAAGGTAATAAAATGAACAAGAACTTTAACATTGAAATCGTCGCCTTCGCAGCAGAACGTATTGCAGTATTTGCAGAACGTGTCTTTGCGATTGACAATTCAGTGCACAGGTTCAAGTAAACGAATTACCTAAGGTATGAAGAATTTACGGTTCCTGTGCACAACAGGGACCTTAATTTTTTATATAACTTTGGGACTTTAGAATACGTTAGCTAGTTCACCGCCCTTTCACGGCGGAGAATCGGGGGCAGCACCCGGAAGTCCTACTAATTTTGGGCTTATGATGTAATGGTAGCATAATAGCTTTGCAAGCTATTTGTTAGGTTTCGAATACCTATAGGTCCACTATATTATGCCGCTCAATCCGAATCCAGTGATCGGACGGGACTGAAAATCCCAGAAGCTCAGGGCAGCACTGAGGGGCGGCACGAAAACATTATGGGCCATTAGTATAATGGTAGTATCTTTGGTTTGCACCCAAAGGGTATCGGTTCGAATCCGATATGTGTCCACGAAATGAATTTGCAATTAATATGTTACAAATTCGAAGAACGAAAAATTATATATAATATATGGATTACAAAGCTATATATTATAAAATAATTGAAAATGCTAAAAAGGAGAATGAAAATGGGAACCGATATGTAGGTTATTTTGAAAAGCATCATATATTACCGAAATCATTAGGCGGTAATAATGCTAAAAATAATTTAGTTAAACTTACTGCGCGTGAGCATTTTATTTGTCATTGGTTACTTGTTAAAATGTATAATAAAGGAACTATTGAAAGATATAAAATGTTATGTGCGCTTTGGAGAATGCAAAGTAATCCTACAAATATAAATTCACGTTATACCAATGCAAGAACATATGAAAAATTAAGACTTGAATATATACAATCGCTCAAAGATTGGCATAAACAAACTAATTTTCAGCAAGGCAAAAATAATTCGCAATATGGAACCCATTGGTATACAAATAGAAATACAGGAGAATCTAAAAAGTTTAAGGAAACGCCAGTTGAAGATTATTGGATTTTAGGTAAAAATCGTTTTAATGGTAAAGAACTTTGGTCATTAACAACAAAACGTAAAATTAGTTATAATAAAAAACGAATAACTAACGAACAATATTTAAAATATAAAGAACAAGGTTTAATATCAAAAGATGGTAAAATAAGTGAGCATTATATATCAAATGATGAATGGCTTTATCGAAAAAATTTAATATTAAATTCAGGAGTTGATTTAACTAAATTTGGATGGGTTAAAAAAGTATCAAAGATAACAGGATTAAATAGAACAACAATAAACAACATAGTATTACATTTTGAAGACTTAAAAGAAAAAGTATATTTTAAAGAACGAATACATACAGAGGATGAGTGGAAAGACCGTTTAAATAAAATTTTAAATTGTGGTATTAATTTAAGTGATTATTATGGTGCAATAAAAGTAAGTGAATTATTAAATATACCAAAAGATGTAATTTATAAAACATTAAAACATTTTAAAAAATAAATGGGCTTATGGTGTAATGGTAGCACAGAACCCTTGCAAGGTTCAAGCCAGGTTTCGAATACCTGTAGGTCCACTAATGGGGGCAAAGGTTACTTTCCGCAATCTTTGCATAGAATGTTCCTCTCAGTTGGTTCAATTCCAGCTGCCTCCACTATGCTGGGTTAGCTCAAATGGTAAGAGCGTTTGTTCGGAAGGACAAAAGATTCTCGGTTCGATTCCTACCGGCCCCATTAAATATGGTTCCATCGTCTACGGAAGGCTAGGATGTAACCCTCTCAAGGTTATGAATTTGGTTCAACCCCAAATGGAACTACTAAAATTTTGCTCGATTAACTCAGTTGGTTCAGAGTGACGCTTTGACTAAGCGTAAGTCATAGGTTCGAATCCTTTATCGAGTACTAAAATACGGGCGATTAGTTCAGTGATAGAACGTATGGCTTACATCCATAATGTCAGGAGTTTGATTCTCTTATCGCCTACTATAATATCGGTATCTATCCACTCGCTCTGATAAGGCGTTGAAATGGTAACTAGTTACATGTAGGTGCAAATCCTATGATACCGACGAAATTTGGTTAGTTTACCACTTTGATTTTATAAATATAGTATGGAAGAATATATTTGTAGATTTTGTGGTAAAAAATGTAAAAATCCTAATTCTTTACGTAATCATGAAAGATTATGTAAATTAAATCCTGATTATGATGCTGATAAATATGCATATATGCATGGTTCAACAGGTAATATTGGATTATATAATCAAAGAATTAGAGAAGGAAAAGTTAAACATTGGGCTAAAGGCCAAACCAAAGAAACAAATTCAGGTATTGCAGAAAGAGGAAGATTAGCATCAATACGTCAAAAAGGAAAACCTGGACATACAAAAGGGATGAAATATAATAATTCTAAAGGCTTGTCTGGTGGTTTAAGACATGGTGCGGGCAGAGGTAAAAAAGGAAGATATAAAGGAATTTGGTGTGATAGTTCTTGGGAATTAGCATTTGTAATTTATAATTTAGAACATAATATAACTATAGAGCGAAATAAAGATTATTTTGAATATACTTATAATAATGAAATACATAAATATTTTCCAGATTTTATAATAAATGATGAATATATAGAAATTAAAGGATTTGATACAGATAAAGTAAATGCAAAAATAGAGCAATTTCCAAAAGATAAAATATTAAAAGTATATCATAAAGAAGATCTTAATGAAGTATTTGATTATGTAATTAATAAATATGGCGATGATTTTATAAAATTATATGAATAAAAGGGTTTCTATATTATATTAAAGAAAGGGTTGACAAAAGTCAATCCTTTTTTTATATTTAAGAAAAAAGGAAAGCTATGCAATTAATTAAACTTGGCGATGAATTATATGATTTAAAGGATATCAAGAGGATCAGTAAAAAGAATTACTGGGATGGACCACATATAGTAGTTCTTTTAAAGAATGGACGATATATTCATTATAAAGAATCTGATGTTCGTATATCAGGTGATAAAGATCTTATTATATCAGTGTAAGGACTTTTATGAATCCAACATTTTATTTTATTTGCGGTATATTAGTTTATATTATTAGTCTTTTTACTCTTGTAATAGCGATTTGTTTCTTTATGGGAGTAATTTCGTCAAGCTCAAAATTTAATTTTAAAGAACGATTTATTTGTTTTTTAACAAGTATATTTTTTGCAATTCCTACTGTTATAGGTTATGATTGGGCAGGTAAACTAGTAAATCCAGATCCAGAAATGATATATCAACGTGTCATTGAAGAAAAACCAAAATGTGATATTAAATCTATTAAATGTATGAAAGAAATGACAGAATGGTTAAAAGATTCAAGCGATGCATATTTAATGTATCATATAGATTCTGTAAGTGCTGCAAATGATTATAATAAGACAGTAAGTAAAAAGTGATCTGAATAAAATTTCATATTATACCAAGGGTTGACATAAGTCAACCTTTTTTCTATATTATTTAATATGATTTGTTTTAAAGTAAACAAAAATGCAAAAATTGAATTAGATGTTGATAAAACTAATTTTAATGAATTATTAGTATTTTCGCCAATACTTAAACGGTTTAATAAATTTCTTATCAATACAGGAAATACCAGGGCAGATAATAATCGTTTTGCACTTGATGAAATTATTTATGGTAGTAATTTTACTATTGATCGTTTCATTATTC